TGGCTACAACTCTACAAACCAGATTTGATAATTATGTTGTTATCTACAATGCTTTTCTGTCATCATTAAGAGAAACATTTTCTGAAATAGTTATACAGAAAAATACTTTGAAATATAAAATAGTTAGTGTAAATTCATCAGTGCCTGAATTTTATTTTAATATTGTAGGATTTAATCCTAACGAAACAGAATCAATAAGAATAGATTTGCCTGAAAAAGATATTAATGATAATGAGATTACAAATGGAAAACTAATGATACTATCTAATTTTACACAAAATGGAACTGTAGAAATATATTATAAGAACAATATTGTTGTTAACGTTTTGAATTATAATAGGTTTATTAATCCTTTTTACGCTATTGCTTTTACTGGAGGTGAATGGAAAAATATTTCGACTAAAGATGAATTTATTTTTGAATTAAATGAAGAAGGAGAACCAGTTATAAATGCCGAAATAAATGTTAATGTTAAGGCAGAAATTAACTTAGCACAAATAGCAGCATTATCACAACTAACTAGTAACGAGATAAGAACAAAAAAATATATTAGATTTGAAGATTTAACATATGATCCAGAACCATATGAATTAAATAATAATGAAGGATTTTTATATATTAAAGATGGTGCTTTGAAATTTAAAGATGCTACTAATAGAGACTATAATCTCTCTTTTCCTGGATTTCTCGATCCTCATTTATTAGTTCCTCAATCTCAATATAAACTTGAAAATGAGCTAGATTCCATAGATAATAAAAATATAATCGATCTGTTAGGATATAAAAATATTCTTACTGAAAATGAACTTACTCAATTTGTAGATGGTATATCTGGTAAATCCGCATTAGTTAGTAGTGATAACTGGATATACTTATACGAATCCGTTTCATTAACTAATAATCATGCCTGGAGTTTTTGGATTAAACCATCTGAAGTTATTAATGTATTACCTAATAATGAACAGGATTGCTTGTTTTCTTACGGTAATATAAATAATCATTATAGAATATTTATTACAGAAGCATCTAAATTATTTTTTGCTTGTAAAATCAATGGAGTAAATATTGGAATCGTTGATGGACTTATAGATTATGATTTAAATACCACTAGATGGCATCATATTATAGTAAGTTTTGACTCTAATAATAACGCAGATTCTATTATAAAAATATTTATTAATGGGGATTTGAAAAAAGTTTATCAAAATAGTAATTTTAATAGTTTAATTGATAAAATTTCTGATATAAATAATTCCTATATAGGAAAACAAGGAAATATATTTGTGGATGAAATCAAACATTTCAATCAAACTCCCAATGATACTAATGCTAAATTAGAATATGATACATATACCTATAACCCTAACTAATAAAATAAATATATAATATTTTATATTTATCTTAATATTTTATGTAATATTAATTAACTTAGAAGATAGGAGCAAGATTGACGTATTTACCTGAACCAACAGCAGCGGTAAGGTATGTAACACTATCAACAGTTCTTCTAACAAGGTGAATTTCACCATTGGTTCCACCAGTGGAAGTAGAGTTACTTGTGAAAGCAAGACCACCAGAGCCAAGACCAAGATTGGTTTGCATGGCTGATAAGTCAAGTTTGGCAGCAGTAACTGAACCATTGGCAAGTTTATCGGTATCAATGCCAGAATCACTTACACTGACTTGGTTATTTGAGATGGTAATGGCTTCACCAGCTGTGAATGAAGCAGCACCACTAAATTGAACAAAGTCAAGATCAGAAGTTCCAAGACTGAAGTTATCAGCAAGTTTGCTAACAACGAAACCTTGGTTGGCATGAGTTCCATCTTCAATAAAGAAGAAGGCTCCGGCGGATACTTCGCCTACAGGATCATTGTCCATATCGGTAGCTCTTGAGAATGAACCATTTGCGTTAACAGTATAGACACCATTTTGAGAAGCGGATGTTTGATCTTTGAAAAGAACTCTGTCGCCGGTAGCAAGTGTAATACCGTCAAGGGAACTTGGACTGGCAGAGATATCAACATTTCCGGAAGAGGCAACTCTTACAGATTCTTTAGGGTCAAGTCCAGCGGATCTATCATCAATGTATGATTTAAGATCAGTTGAAAGACCTGAAACGGCAACCGCTCTATCAGCAACTTCACTTGAAAGATTGGTAGAAAGAGTGTTATCGGCAGCAATTCTGGAAGTTTGTTCATTGGTATCGGCAGTGGCTCTATCAGCAATTTCAGATGAGAGATTGTTGGTAAGAGTGGTATCGGCACCTGATCTGGCAACAACTTCACTTGAAAGATTGCTGCTAAGAACTTGGTCAGCATTGGCTCTGTTTTCAGCTTCAGCGGTAACAGCATTGGCTCTATCAACTAATTCAGTTGAAAGATTAGCGGCTTGGGAAGCATCGCCAGCAGCTCTGTTAACAAGTTCAGTTGAAAGATTATTAGTAACAGTTGTTACAGCAGATTCTCTGGCTGATTTTTCAGTTGAAAGATCAGTTGATACTAAATCGACATCAGCAGCTCTATCAACTAATTCAGTTGAAAGATTGGCGGCTTGGGCGGCATCACCGGCAGCTCTATTAACAAGTTCAGTTGAAAGAGCATTTGATACAGCAGTTGTGTCGGCAGAAGAATCGGCAATATCGGTAGATACACCTGTAGAAAGTTGACTATCAGCAGTGGCTCTGTTAACAAGTTCAGATGAAAGATTGTTGGTAAGAGTGGTATCGGCACTGGCTCTGGCTACAAGTTCAGTTGAGAGAGCAGCGGCTTGGGCAGCATCTCCAGCGGCTCTGTCTACAAGTTCAGTTGAAAGGTTACCGTTAGTGGCATTTACAGCACTGGCTCTTTCGGCAAGTTCAGTAGAAAGATTTGTTGAAACAGCAGATACGGCAACACCTCTATCTCTTACTTCAGTAGAGAGATTACTGGATACACCGGAAACAGCAGTTTGTCTTCCAGCAACTTCACTGGAGAGATTTGTTGAGAGAGTATCATCAGCATCAGCTCTAGATGTGGCTTCGGCATTAACAGCGGTAGCTCTATCAGCAACTTCAGATGAAAGATCATTAGTAAGATTAGAGTCGGCGGCGGCTCTGGCAATAAGTTCAGTTGAAAGATTTGTTGATATAGCAGCATCGTTGACGGCTCTGGCAACAAGTTCAGTTGAAAGATTACCAGTAAGAGTTGTATCAGCGGATTCTCTTTCAGATTTTTCAGTTGAAAGACTAGTAGAAACACTAGCATCGGCAGCAGTTCTATCAACTAATTCAGTTGAAAGATTGTCAGATACTCCAGAAACAGCAGTTTGTCTGTTTTTAACCTCAGTTGAAAGATTTGTTGAAAGGGTATCATCCCCTGCATCTCTGTTGTGAACTTCAGTAGATACCGCATTAGCTCTAGTTACAAGTTCAGTGGAAAGATTGTTAGCTACTCCGTTAACAGCAGATTCTCTATCTGCTAATTCACCAGATAAACTGGTTGAAAGAGCAGCATCACCATTGGCTCTGGCAACGAGTTCGGAAGAAAGACCATTAGTAAGTGTAGTATCAGCACTGGCTCTGGCAACGAGTTCAGAAGAAAGACCGTTTGATACAGCGGAATTATCTGTGTTAACGGAAGCAATTTCAGTAGATACATTTGTAGAAAGAGCTGAATCAGCAGCGGCTCTGGCTACAAGTTCAGTAGAGAGAGCAGAAGCTTGAGCAGCATCTCCAGATGCTCTGTTTACAAGTTCAGTTGAAAGAGAAGCCGCGTTGTTGGTATCCGCAGCGGCTCTGGCTACAAGTTCGGTTGAAAGACTAGTAGATACTCCATTAACAGATGATTCTCTGGCAGCTTTTTCAGTTGAAAGACTGGTAGAAACAGAAGCATCTCCAGATTCTCTGTTAACAAGTTCAGTAGAAAGACTTGAAGTAACTGAAGCTACTTCACTAGTTCTGTCAGCTACTTCTGAAGAAAGATTGGTATTGGTTGTGTTACTGGCAACAGTTCTATCTCTGACTTCAGTAGAAAGATCTTCGGATCTTTGGTTATCACCGGCGACTCTACCAGCAAGTTCAGTTGATAAGTTGTTAGAAAGTGTGTCATCAGCAGTTGCCAATGATGAGAACATTGATTCAAGATCTTGACTAGTTTCAGCCCCGTATTCGAATTGAAGATTAGGTACTCTCCATGTTGACGCATTTATCCACCCGTATGTTGACATTATATAATATAGGCAGATATTTTATTCTTAATTTAAACTAAAAAACTATTAAAAAAACAAGTTTTAAATACTTAAAAATTTTCTTCGTTAAATTTAAAATGAATACTAACACTTTAGGCTGGAATGGCACTAGTTTTATTATTGAAAATAATGCGTATATTAATAATGGAAGTTTCCATATGAACAATAACGAGGTAATAAGTTCGCAGGGTGAATGGAAAGGTATAGCTGGGAATTTAGCCAGAACCAACTATAATTTTGGAATAACCGCGGAAGTTAAATCTATGAATGGAGGACAAGCCACATATGATAATTTTGACGCAATGTCAATTGATAGAAAATACCCTGTTTATCTTTATCCAGGAACTTCTAGTAATCGATCTACTGGAATCTCTTCAGGAAATGGATTTAATTATTACCACCATCCTAATAATATACCATTAGGAACTGTATTCCAAGGGGCTAACAATGATTCTAATTCTAATGGTATAATAGATGGATTAAACTTTTCTATATTTACTGATAATCAATCCCATTTTGGACTACGTTTTATGGTAGAAGTTCATAGACCTAAATTTACTCTGAGCGGATTAGGAGCTTATAAAATAAAAAATACCTTAGTTAAAGTTGGTATTTCTGATATAATTGATTCTACACCTTTGGGATTTGCTCCATTATCTTGGTTAGAGGATACAAACGCGAATACAACTTCTTCTGTATTATCTGACTATCTAACAACAAATATTGGTTCATATAATAGCACAACAAAAGCATATGAACCAAATACTGATAATGTATTAAGTGGTATTCATAATTGGAATTCAAGTTCATTATCAAATAGTTATTATGTTTCTTATACTAATTCTGTCATATCTCCATACTTAAATTTTTCAGCTAATGGACAAATTAATAAGGGTGACACTATTTCAATATCGGTTATTAAATATACCAATTATAACTATTCAAATACCGCACATTCATCTAATATGGATTTTTACCAAATTTTAGCAACACCCTTTATAAAAACAACCTCAGATGATATTAAATATACATCTGTTTCTAACTAATATGTTTGATTTTTAACTTTTTATTAGATGTATATGTTAATTTCTTTAATTTTATTACCTCTTTATTGTTTTTATCAATTAAATAATTAAACCCCTTTAATAATTCATCATAATTATTCATGGTGTTTTTATCTATATCGTTATTGTTAAGAAATTCCCTTACTTTTAAATCAAAATCTTTCGAAGAACAATGTTTTTTTTCTTTAATATCAATTTTTAACTTATTCTTCATTATCTTTATTCTAGAATATTCTAACGATATTAAATTCTCAATCTTCTCATAATTTTCAGTAATATCATCTCCATTATCAATAAGAGTTTTTAATCTTTTTATTTCATCCATTAATCAATACTTAGTACTTTAATTTTAAATGATTTATTATTAAATACTAAATCTAATTTAGAACCTAACAAAATCTTAGTATATTCCATTATTTCTTTTCCTTTTCTTAATAATTTTATTGAATTTCTATCAGTAATAGTTTTTTTTACATTAAGTAAAATATTTTCTAACTCATTCTCTTTTAATCTAATTAAGCTAATCAATTTATTATTCACACTTGCTCGCTTTTCTTTAATAGCCGTTTCTTCACTATTGAATTTATCTAATAAAAATTCAGGTGTCAAATCATCTATTATTTCCTTAATATCATTAGTATGACTATTTAACATGAAATTCATCTTGTCACATATCATATCATAGTCTGTTGTCAACTTTTTTGATACCTGTTCTTTACTCCAATTATTTTCTATATATCTACCAATATCTGTTGGTGTAATAAAGGATTTATCAGATATTTTATCCGATAAACTATGATCTATATCATGTCCTATTCCTGTGAATATAGGTATACTACTGTCATATATTGCGTCTAAAATATTCATATGGTTAAATATCCATAGGTCGTCTATACTTCCACCACCTCTAGTTAATACAATACAATCTAATTTTAATTTTTTTTTTACTTTATTTAATACATATATTGCTTGTGTTATATCTTTTACACTAGATTCTCCCTGCATACCTGAATCATATATATATATATTCATGGATAGAGACTCTTTTAGTATATTTATTATATCATTATATGCTGCTGATTCATATCTGGTAATTATTGCTATATTCTTATAGGATTTTGGTAAAACCTTTTTTTTATCAAAATAGTCCAATTCCTCACATTTTAATTGATTTTCTTCATATAGTCTATATATTTCCCCTACTTCTTTTTCTAAATCAATCCTGTAAATATTTACACTAATCTCGTTTTTATTTTTATAGTAATTAATTTTCCCATAAAATTTACCAAAGAGTCCATTTTTTAATTTTATATTCATGGATTTATATATAGAATCCCAAATGATAGCTTTAATACTTATATTACCTTCATTAAGTGTAAAATATTGATGCCTAGATGATAATCTATAATTTTGAATCTCTCCCTCGATCCAAATATATTCAGACCCAATCAAATCTATATGGTTTTTAATATAGTTAGCTAAAAACTTAACACTGTATGCTTCGGTCATTTATTTAATAGTATGCTTTAAGCTATAAATAATTAATAATATTATTTAAATTTGTTTTAATAAGTTTAAAGTTAATTTGATAATAATATTTAATATGTTTTCTACATCTAGTACAGTCGATAATATTACATTTGAAATTGATGATGATATTAATCCTTGGGTAAAGGATTTATCAATAAAAAAAGATTCAAGATTTTTGAATTCTTTACTTAATCTAGGATATCAGGCTAGTAAATGTATTTCTATTCAAACAGACGACTCAGTTATAAATGATAAAATAAGTAGCCTAAATGAATTAAATAAAAAACAAATCGAAATCTATAACCAAAATCAGCTCTCAAATATAAATGAGATAATGCTCAAATTAAACGGTCTTCATTCTATGATAACTTCGAATACAACCAATACGAATGATTCAATAAGAGACCAATACCAAAAAATTGTGGATATAGTTGCGAATATTACCGGTAAAGCAAATAAATCAGCACATCAAGGACAAATAGGTGAAAATTATGTATTAAATATATTGAAAGATGCCTATCCTCGAGCAATAATTGACTTAAGTGTTAGTGATGCTCATCAAGCGGACATACATATGAATATTGATGGTTTACCTGATATATTTGTAGAAGTCAAAAATTATACTAATACTGTTCCTTCCAAAGAAGTTGAAAAATTCAAAAATGATTTGGTGAGAAATAATATATCTCTAGGTTTATTCTTATCTTTTGGTCAAAAAATAACTGGTAAGCATGACAAAATAACACTGGAACAATATGATGATAAAACCATTGTATATGTATCATGTTTGGAACATCATCCTAGTGATGTGATTCTGTCTTTAGAGACTCTTCTAATTATCAATTCGCACGGCAATTCTGACAATAACTCTCTAAGTATTGTAAACAATTTAAATGAAAAGCTACCTGAAATTATTGAGATGACTAATGATTTAGACTCACTCTTTACCGAATCGATTAAAAATCTGGAATATATCAAAGATCAGCGTGACAATGTTCTAAAGTGTATGGATAACATATTATCTAATTCTTTAGAGACTAATAGTAATATTAGAAATATTGTTACGGATGTCCGAGATAACATTGTATCTAATATTTGTGAATTTATTGAATTACCTGATAAATATCAAATAATAAATAGTCCAGATTTTACACATCTAGATGATAAAGTTAGTGATATATTATTAGTTATATTTAATACATTACCTAGTAATTTTAAATTAACACAAAGTGGGTCAGATTACGCAATTATTAATCATTGTGAAAATGTTATTGCTAAATTATCATATAATAAAAGTCAAACTAAAGTAAAAGCTACCAAAATCACAAATGATGATATTAATATGACAATAACATCTAAAAATATTACCAAGTTTATCAGTTTACTATCTGAATAAAGATGTAATTTATTTTCTAATTAATATGAAGATAAGAATAATTTAAATTATATTTTTATATAATAAATGTCAAAATATAGTTATCAAGATGCTGGTTCAATAATAGGTTCAGGGACATATGGTATTATAATTAATCCATCACTTACATGTGGTTTACCAGAATATTCAAATAAAGCGGAATACGTGTCTAAATTAATCGAAAACGATGATCTCCAATCAGAATATATAGATATTATTAGCACTTCCTCACTCAATATAAGAGAACTTGACCCTAGTTCTAAATATTTTATATATCCTATTGAAAGATGTGGAGATATATTAGACTTTATTCAACGTGATAAGTCCACCATAAAAAGTTTTTTATCTTCTAAATCAAGATTAAAACCTAAAAAATTTAGTGAATTAAATTCAAAAGAAGTTATATTAGATACGCTTAATGCACATTATTCAAATATTATAATGGCTAAAGCTGAATTTGATCTACATGATAAACGTAATTTAGACAAAATTCCTATACCAGATTTATTAAATGGGTTAATTAATATAATAATAGGAACACGTAAGTTGTCAACTCATAACGTATGTCATCGTGATATCAAACCATTAAATATAGTCTATAGTGACAATACATTTAAACTTATTGATTTTGGATTAGCTGCTAAAAAGATACGTATGATATTTAATGATGATGAAATGAATAAGTCTATATATCATTACTGGCCATTAGATTATAAGATATTTGAACAATTTCTCTTATCTATTCGAAATAAAAAACATATAATGAATATTCCGGATGAAATAAACTCTTCAACGGTTGCTAATATATTGAAATCATGTGCTAGCTTGGATAACTCGGTTATTAAAGAAATGAATAAATATGGTGTTCCTATACATAAAATATATAATAAATCAAAAAATATTGTAGAAATGACTAACTTGGTTATGAAATTGGTTAGATTATATCAAAAGGATAGGAGTTCATTAGAATTCTCAAAGGTTGGTTCAGAATATAAAAAGTGTTGTCATTATTTAGACACTTACTCATTGGCTATGTCTATATTTGAAATAGTCAATAATTATAAATTAGATGAACAACAAAAAAATGATCTTAATCTTATTTTAAAAAAATATATGAGTAATAGCTATCTAGTAAGAGGAAAACTGGAAGATTTACTAATAGAGTTTTCAAAATACTTCTCATCTAATTATACTAGAGATGTTTTTGATATTACTAGGTTTCAACATGCTATAATAGAAAGTTTTTCAGAGGAAGTATATTCCAAAATTATTAACTGATAATCAATATAAAATTAATTTTATATTTATCATCATTATCAAAGATCTTCGATATCACTTGCTAATACTAGTTTTCCATCTCTCTTAACACCTAATACTGTGGGATTTTGTTTATCGAAACTATATACAATATTATTTTCATCTACTAAATAGTCATTACCATTTATTTTTTCATGCATTGTTTTAATATATTGATCACTATTTTTATATTTCTCCTCATCGTCAATTCTACCAAATTTTAGATTACCTAAATGCTTTCCACAATATTCATTCGTATCTTTTCGGCGTCTTGTACATTGACACCCATCTGCTTTCTTTGCCATACATAGTTCATCTTTAGACAATTGCTTATTTTTCTTTCGCTTTTTTTTCTTAACTACTGATGTGGTTTCTTCAAATACAATATCATTAATACAGTATTTTTCGTATAGATCTTCGGTAGATATAGATTTAGTTCCATCTTTTATTGAATATTTCTGAGAGAGATCTTTTAACATCTCTTTCACTTTATTATTATAAACTGACATTAGTCCATCGACTATAAAACCATTACTCATTTTTTCAAAACTCATCTTATATATATAATTATGATTCAATATTCATAAATATATAATCAAATTTAAATACCCCTTAAAAGAAAGTTTTATCATACTTAAAAGGCTTAAGGAGACCTATTTATATTAGGATTAAATATTTTAGTATGTCCCAAAAAACCTTTATAGAAACATTTATGACAATTCGTAAACGATGACCAACTTATATATTTTATATTATCTTTCCCTTTTCTCCACCTGCAGACTTTTCTACACTTCATACATATTAGATAATCTTTATCTCTGAAATAACTAAATATAATACGTCTTAAATCTGGATTATTCATAACTTTTTCCATATTATAATTGTAATATTATTATTGAGTCATACATTCGGGAGGTCCATCATTTCCAATATTGTGCTCATTTACATCTTCTTTAGTTAAATCTTCTTCATACTTTTCAAGATTATATGTTTCCACTCCTGATACAATTCCTATATTAGTTTTTCTTTTAGGTAAAAGCTTATTTAAAAGTTCAATACGTTGCCCATCTAACTTATCTGGGAATATAATATCGAATTTTATTATCAAATTACCAGTGCTACTACCTTTAGTAAAGCCCATGTTTTTAATTATATGTTTCGTTTCAGGTTTAATTATATAGTCGCATTTAATACCTATATTTTTTCCAGAAGGATGTTTAATTGTTGTAGATATACCACATAATGCTTCATTTAATAAAATTGGAATAGTTAGTATTAAATCATTACCTATTCTTTGTCTATTTTTTTCACTAACTTCTCTAAAAATAAATATAATATCACCAGGTTCGGAATAATTATCACTTTCGTCACCTTTACCTTGGACAACTATATACTCACCATCAGTTATACCTCTCTCTATAGGAATTTCAATATATTCCTTATTACTTACATATTTATTTCCTCTACATTTAATACATCTATCCCCGGGATTAATCCAAGTTCCCTTTCCACGACATTCATTACACGGTATTTGTTGTCTTGAAATCATTGGTCCCATTTGCCTTGTCATGGTAACGACTCCCGTTCCATTACAAGAATTACATCTATTAATATTCCTACCTTCTTTCAACCCACTAGATGAACAGTCGCTACATCCAATAGATCGTGTGATATTTAGTTTTTTTACACCACCATTCATCATTTCTTCAATGCTAATTTTTAATTCATATTTTTTACTTGGTCCTTTCTTTTGAGAAAAACCACCACCACCCCTATTATTAAACATACTAAACGGCATGCCACCCATGCCACCCATACCACCCATGCCGCCCATGCCACCAAAAAAACTCTTAAATATATCTTCAGGATTAACACCAGCTCCTCCCATACCATTATTATTTAATCCCTCTTTTCCAAATTGGTCATATGTTTTTCTTTTTGAACTATCACTTAAAATTTCATAGGCTTCAGAAACTTCTTTAAACTTTTCTTCTGCTTCTTTATTACCAGGGTTTTTATCAGGATGATACTTTATTGCCAATTTTCTATATGCTTTCTTCAAATCAGTTTCTGACGCATTCTTTTCAACTCCTAAAGTTTTATAATAATCACTCATTTAATACTATTATAAAATTTTGTTTAAGTATTTAATATTACATTCTTCTAACAGCAATTTCAAACTTATTTAATTTGATCATACAATATGGACAATTAAATGGTCCAATAGCATTACCTGACATTTGTGCAGAACATTTAATATGTTCTTTAAGGCACGTAGAATGAAAATTATGTTTATATAAATTTAATTTATTACAACTAGTTATTTTATCGCCTTTTTTATAATGTTCCATACAAATCAAACACGAGGCATTAGAAATTATATCCAAAGATTTCCTAAAATTAACTAGATTTTTACAATTCTTTTTTAGATAAACAACATCTGATTTATAACTAAAACCACTACGGAGTTTCATTTTTAATTATATCAAATTGATTAATACTTAAGTGATTATTAGAGATAATATCTACAATTTTTAAAGCGGTGTAGCAATATATATATGGATTAAGATTCCATATTTGTGGATAAATCCAAAAAGTTACGTCAATAAAAGGCTTATAAAAAAATTGAATTAATCCCCCAAATGAAAATGACTTATTTCCTAAATGATTAGTTCTTAGCCATATATTACCCATACCTCTTCCATATTCCAGAGACATAATATACATCAGCAATATTATAGGTGTATAATATAATGTATTACTACTAATACTGAAATAACCCAGAATACTCATTATATAATATAGTATTATAGAATTTAAATAATCTAATTCTTTTACCTATTGTTATTTTTATATCAACTCTATAAATATTGTTATATTGTAATTGGTAATTATTTGAACTGTAAATCCCTTTTTCATTGTTTAATTTACCTATATCTTTAAAATAAATACAATTAAATATTCGGTTATTTCCATTGTGTTCAATTTCATTGTAATAATAATTTGGTCTTATAAAAATAGTATTTTTACACCCAATTAATTTTTCATATTTATTGACGATAATAATATTATTTTTTTCAATACCATCAACTTTCAAGTCAAATAAATTAATAAATATTATATTAAATCCTAATGCTCTATAGTAATAACAGAAATAATTGAAATTATCACCAATATCTAATAATATAGTCACTATTATCTTTTCCTTAAAATAATTAATCTTATTAATCAAATCCTCTATATTATCATCATTAAACTCTTTAAAATTAATTATAAATTTATCTATATTTTCATATTCATATTTATTTTCATTAACCGAGTTGTAAATTTTGTAAAATTCCCCATTCTTAGTTTCTATTTTTAAATTTTTATCAGGAAAATCATCTAATTTATAATTTATACTCTTCAATTCATTAATAGAATTAAATATCCAAATATTATTAAAAGGGTATGAACGTTTGATAATATCAATATTCTCAGATTCATATCTCTGTTTTTTGATTAAAATATTATTAAAGGAGTATTCTTTATCGGTTTTTTTAAGTAAAACAAGATGATTATCACTCGAATATCTATCAACATCTAATGATATATCACCAAATTTATTATTTATTAGCTTTATAAAATCAAAAAAATCTCCATTAACTTTATTTCTTAGTTGTGCACCAATTAATAAGTTGTTCTTTTTAAGTCCTATAGTTTCATTCGTAGTATTGTTAATGAATGAGTCTATAAATAAGTTATTGTATTCAGATATTTGACTAAAATAAAAAGTAATTATTAATAGTATAAATTCACTTAATTGTAAATTATAGTTTGAATAACTGAAATTGAACCAACTAAAATATATATTAAAATATTCTATTATCTGTTCATTGAGATAGATATACTGAAAGTGTTCTAAATATATTAAATTTTTAGTGCATATTAGTATATCAGATGAATTATATTTATGCAGAGTATTATTGAATACTTTAGATAAAAACCATGTTATCGAATTGGTTGTGAATTTTTGATATTCATATTCTTCCATATCTAATTTTATATTATCTGTTGAATTATTAACATAAAAGCAGTTATACCGTTCTTTAATGTTGTACTCATTATGTAAAATGTAACATTTATTTATATCTACAGATTTAATAGGTATATTTTTATACATTTTATCAGTAAATAACATGTATTTTTGCTTATTATTTTCATCATATAAATTATTATAAAAAATTCTTAAACAATTCAAATATTTTACAGATGATGTAATTAATAATTGAATATTTGAATTACTTAATAAATCATGATATGCATTTACACTAAATAGACTGGCTTCATTTTTTATAACTAATACTAATGTATATTTAGGTATATTTATAATTGAAAATCTGAATTCTTTAGGTAATATAACAGGTAATTTATATTCAACTACTGTAGAAGCTATTTTTTGAGATTGATTCATATTAGTATAACCTAAATTATTTATATTGAATCTATTACTATTAATCTTTATTCTAGTTCTTATATCAAATATATTATTAGCTAACATTACTATTAATTAATAATTTATTTATAATTTTAATACTCACATTTTAGTTTTTAAGACCTCAATAATTAACTCTTTAATCATAACTACATCTTCTAAATCTACCATTTCAAATGGCGAATGTATATATCTTATAGGAGTTCCAATATATTGGACCATTGAATTAAATAATTTCGAATAAGTTTTAGAATTAGATGCTCCATATCCAGAACTAAACACTAGTTGAGGATAAATATCTATTTTTTTACCAATTTCTCGTATTTTTAATCCGAATTGATAAGTATCTTCATAATTTCTTGTGAGAATAGGACCATTACCTAAGTTTATATCGCCAATTAATTTATTTGGTATCCCAACTTGATCAGAAGAAGGACTTGAATCTAAGACGATTATATAATCGATTTTCTTATTAAGATTAGTACTAAAACTTCCTAATCCAATCTCTTCTCTTGACGAAAAATGAACAATAAGATTGTAATTTAATTCATCAATATTACTATCAAAATATTTCATGATTTCATATAAGTTAAATCCACTAATTTTATTATCTAATCCAGAAGAAACAACTTTAGTATCATTTAATATTGAAAAATTCATATCAAACAATATCACATCTCCAGGTTCTATATTTAAATCCACCATCTCATCATACGTATATCCCATATCGCAATATCCTATTCTTCTATCATTTGGACCATTACCAAGTCTCAAATGGGGAGGAAATGAACCAATCACACCCTGTAAACCACTTTTCATATGTGTTACACTATTTCCAAGAAGAATATCCATATCAAATCCCACTGCTTTTACAATAAGTTCTCCTGTATCTGAGATTTTTACTACTCTTAAATGAACCTGATCAATATGAGCATCAAGTAAGATGGTTTTATCCTTCTTTAAATTGGAATAAAAAGTAACTGAACCATCATTTGCTTTATCCTGTTTGAAATTATTGAATTTCATGCTCATTACATAATTACTAAATTTTTCTTCATTATTAGAAGGAGATGGGGTCAAGCACATTTTCTCCAAAACATCTAAACTGAGATTTTCCATTATTAAAATATAACAATATTTTATTTGTTTTTATTTAGATATTAAAATATTTAATAAGTTATGTATTCATTAAATCAAAATAATCTAGTTATAAGATTTAATAAAATTAATGATTTCACTTCCTATTTAAAAATTATTAAATCACTAATGTTTATTGATTACAAATCTAATATTATGAAAAAACGGATAGAAATATCATTAGATTTATTGGTTATTCTTGATAAAATTAGTGATGCTTGTTTACTTTATCGATGTGTAAATAACTTTAATAAAACACTTAATTTAAATAATTTACAAGTGTCTGATATAGATATATCAAATATAGTGATTTTATATAATAAACTTCATGATAAATACCTGATTTTAGGTATTAATTTTGGAGGTGCAACTAATAATTTATCTGATTTATTTGATAAATATTTTGGTATAAATCTTAACTCTTTTATAGATAACCTACAATATCTATATTTTATAGATTCTCTCAACGAAGAAATAGAACAAAATTTATCAGAATCAATTTTTAAATATGATATATCATTAGCGTGTGATAAGATCCCTACTAATAAATTTTTGCCAATAATTACTATGAAAACAAAATATTCAATCTTTTTATCAAATGCATTATTTTTTATTCAATACAATATTGAAAAAATATCCAATTCAAATTATATAATTATATCAAAAAATGGCTTCAATTCCCATTTTCTTGATAAAGACTATATATTAACTATAAAAAATTATGAAATAATTGGTGAAAAAGATAATAGTGGTATATCAAATGGTAGTAAAAATCTAAATATAATAAAAGAATTATTTAGTAAAAATTATACTGGAATTAAAGATATAGATATAGATTCAATTTATCAATCTTACAAATATATAATCTTCAATACAAAATTCCTAGTAACAATTATAGATAAACTACAACAAAAAGATATATTAGAACTAAGTATAATATGTAATTATTATGATAAATATTAACTAATTTATATTTACAGTATTTGTTTTTTTGTTATTTAAATTTGATACAAAACATTCTGAATTTTAAGATATAAAGAATAATGAGTTTTGATTTTGATGAAATAGTTCCTCTTGTAGGTAGTAAATTTTTAGATATTGTTCCTAATAAAAATGATAAAGAATTAATGCTAATAAAAGAAGATAATAATAAACATGATTCTAATGCTATAGCAGTTTATAGTAAGAGAGATGGAATATTAACTAAACTTGGCTTTATTATTAAAGATAAAAATGTGGAAATAAGAAATATTATGGATAGTATAAAAACAACTAAACTAATCAGGTCTGATTTTAAAAGTAATGGTAGATATTACTATTATGTAGCTATAAATTTACATAAATGAAAATAATTATATAACAATAATATAAGTATGAAAGAAATACTAGCAATTTTTTTATGTGCATTTGTT